GGTATAAGGAGTATAGGAACAAAAAGATTTGGTCCTTTAGGGAAAATAGCCAATAAAGTTGGCGCAGATGCTACAGAAAATATTCTAGGTCCAGGTTTATTCGCCAGTATAACAGGTGGAAGGAAAATGGATTTACTGGATCGCAAAGCTTTAGGTGGTAGCAGTAAAGCTTTATCAAGATTAAGTAAGGCAGATATTGGAATACAGAGATTAGCTTCTATGAACAATCCTAGTATGTTAGCTCACGGCCCATTACAATCTCCAATTCAATTGGCTCGTTCAATGGGGGGCATACCTGGTGGTGTGGGTGCATTGCCAGCATCACAAAGACTTGCCGCTGCAAGAGCTTCCTTAGCTCCTACCCAGGCTTATAGAGCTGGCACTGCCGGCATGGTTCAGGCTGGCACCGCAGCTGGACAAGTTGTCGGAGAAGTTGGGGCTAGAGGCAATCTTCTCGCTTCTGCTATGGCGGGTAAGGGTACTCGTTATATGGCCGGGTATGCTCGTGGTGCTTTAGGTTTTGGCGGAGTCGCCGGACTAGAAGGCTCTGCACAGTTAGGCGCAAAACAAGCTATAGCAAATATGACAGAAGCTTTGGGCAAAGGTATAATTGGTGCACAAGGAACTGCCTTAACTGGAGAAGTTGCAGCTCAATCTATATTGAAAGAAGGTGTTTTAAAGACACTTGGATTTAAAGGCGGTATGGAAGCTCTTGGAACTAAATCTGGAGCAAAAGTTTTAGGAGCAAGAGCTTTTGCTCAAGCATTACCTGGCATTAATCTTATAGCTACAGCAGCATTAGTTTATGATGTTGGCAGACTGGGTGGCGAATTAATCAAAAGTGGTATAAACTTAGCTAGCGACGCAGAAAAATCTTTACAAGGTTCATTTGGCAAGCCAGTTTTTGGCATGGGCTATAGGGACACTGAAGCAGCTGCAACTTCTAGATCAAGAGGTGTTATGGCTATACAAAATTCAAGATTAAATGCACGAAGTGCTTTGGGCTCAGAAGCTTCAATGATGTCTGCACATTTTGGTTAATTATGGATAATAAAACAAAAGAATTTAGAAAAAAATTACAAACTTTATCTAGAGAAGACTTGCTTGAATTAATTAAAGATCAAGATATAGAATTATTTAAACAAGTTAATAGAATTGAATGGGTTTTTGAAAATAAACTTCAACACATAAATTGGGCTGATGGCACTCCAGTAACTGAAAGAAAATTAACAAATAAAGAATTATCTTTTATAATCGATGAACCTTTTGAAATAGATAAAGAACTTTTAGATTTAGGTATTTCCGGTGAACAACAAAGACAAATGCATATTGCCAAAGATCCAGTTATGTGGGCAAAAAATTTTCTACAAGTTAATCCAAGAGTATACCAAATTCTGATTTTGAGAGATCCATCACTTAGAAAAGTTTTAAGAGCTGGTCGTCGTTTAGGAAAAACTTTTACACTTGCTATAACACTGCTGCATTATAGTTATACCCACAAAGATGGTAGATGTCTAGTTATTGCCCCAATGAAAACTCAAGTAGAACTTATATATCAGGAGATTGGAAGAATAGCCGGCAAAAATGAAGTTGTTATGAATTCGATAACAAGAAAAGTTAGTAGTCCTCAATTTATGATGGAATTTTCTAATGGTTCAACGATTAGATTCTTTACATCTGGTATGCGTTCTGGAGGAAAGTCAGACGTAGCTCGTGGTCAAGAAGCACACGTAATCGTATTGGACGAAATGGATTACATGCATACGGATGACCTTGATGCACTTTATGCTATGTTGCAAAAAACTGCAGAAGATCAACCTGACAAGATGATGATTGGTGCTTCTACGCCAACTGGTAGAAGAGAAAAATTTTGGGAATGGTGTAGGTCCGAAAGATTTAAAGAATTTTGGTATCCTTCGTATTGCAACCCATACTTCTCTAAAGAACAGGAAGATGAATTCCGAGAGCAATATACGGAGATGGGTTATCGCCATGAAATAGAAGCTGATTGGGGTGAAGATTCAGAAGGTGTATACCCAAGAAAGTTTGTGGACAAAGCGTTTATATCTCCTGCATGGACGTATGACGCTCAACTTACTTCTGCTAGATCATTCCATGTTATAGGTGTTGACTGGGATAAATATGGTGCTGGCACAAATATTGTTATTGTTGAAGTATGCGCCGAAAATTATGAAGACGAAAGATTCAGGGGCAAATGTCGAGTGGTGTATAGAGAGGAAATAGATAAATCTGAATATACATTGACTAAAGCTGTAGATAGAATCTATCAATTAAATGATATTTTTAAACCAAAACACATCTATGTAGACAGAGGTTATGGTGAAGTGCAGGTAGAATTGTTACATAAATATGGCATAGAAAATCCTAGGTCTGGTTTGAAGGAAAAAGTTAGGGGTGTTTCTTTTGCTGAGTCAGTAGAAGTCAGAGACCCGTACACTAAGATGCTGGTAAAAAAAGAAATGAAACCTTTTATGGTTGATAACGTAAGGCAATTTTTAGAAAAAGAAAGAATTTTATTTCCAGAAACAGATGAAGAATTATATTTGCAACTAATATCTTATATTGTTATAAGAACTACTCAATTAGGAAGACCAATTTTTGAGGCAAGCGGAACTGCAATGGATCACGCGCACGATGCTTTGATGTTGGCTCTTTTAGCAATAACTCAAAATTATGGTGAGTTTTCTGGTGGCAACTATGCCACTAATACGGAATCTTTCTCAAACGATTTTTATATGCCAAAAGTGAATACTGTTGCAGATGAAGATAAAGAACCAAAGTATGCTTTAACAGGTAGGGCTTCAAAACTTGCCCCGGCAAAGTTTTCCAAAAAAGGTTCACAAAATGGCACAGCCCAAAGAAAGATGTTTTAGGCAATTATGTCAGTAAATAATATTCAAAATGATTTTGGTGCAAACCAATCAGTATTTAACGATTATAAATCTGATGTATCATTTTTTGGAGAATCATCTAAAGATAACGATGTTAATGGGGTTTATAGAAATCCATCTAATACTCCTTTAAACTATTCATTAAATCCAGTTTATAGTATAAATATTGATTTTTTAAGAAATCAATCTATTCAGGTATATAACTATATAAATAATACAATAAATTCGCTTGAAAAAATCTTATATAAGATTTATTTGAATGAAACATTAACACCTAATTTACAAGAAACACACACTAAACTTTGGGAGGAACTATGCAAGTATAATGATGTAACTTTGCCGGAACCAGCTTTTATATGTTTTGAGGAATACAAATATGCAGAAAGATCTACATCTACTGTAGCAAGAAGATTTATAGCTGAATTTAACCAGGTTTCTTCACAAAGTGTTTTTTCTTATTTATTGAATTTTAGAACTTTGCTGGTAGCCATGTTAAACGAAGCCTATTATATTAAAAGTTTTATATTAATAAATTTCCAGGAGCAATATGAAGATGACGCAGAGAAGCAGGTCGCAGTGCAATTCGACTCATGGGCAAAAGCAGCGCAACAATGCACGCAGCGCATTGCCGAATCAATCACATCGACACCAGGAGAAATCCCAGCTTCCGAATTGGATAAGGTTACTGAAAAACAAGCCGTTGAATTCCAAGCATTTTTTGCGATTAGATTAGAAGCATTAAATGAAGAAATTATCAATTTATTAAATAATTTAAAAAGAGATTACGTTGATAATTGTAATATTTTTTATGATAGATATTTGACACAATCTTTAAATTTTAAAACAAAAATAGTGGCTCCAATGGAAATAAATTTTTATACGACCACTTTTTCCTCTCAACTTCCTGTTTTATCAGAAGAGCTAGTTATTGCAACAAATGTAATGAATGGTAATTTTGGAATGATTTTAAGTGACTTGGTACAAAGAAACCAAATTATAAGAGGAAGAATGGAAAGAATATTAGACTTAATAAAAGATAAAAGAAAGTACTCTAATTATATTTTTCAACTTTCATATAAAGGTCAAATTAAGAAGATAATAGTTAAAAAAATAACTGAAGATTCATATTCTGCAATCTATAAACAGTCATATATTACATATAAGGATCAGAGTGATTTACTTTCAGATCATGGTAGCTTACATAATCTGCAGCTTAATCACCATCCCCAATATCTATTAACTGAAGGTGGCACTATAAGTGGAGATGTTGCTATCGCCAATAATGCAAAAATAGATGGAGTTTCTATTTCTGGACATGCACATAATGGTGTAGATGGAACTTCTAAAATAAAATCTACAGATATAGATTATGAAACACCAAAAATTAAGTTAACTGGAGAAACACCGCTACCTACTTCGATAGAGATAACTGAAATTAAACAAGATATAATAGATGGTGGTGTTCCAGTAGTTGATGCAATAATATCTTTAAGTATTAATGATTTAGATTTACTTAAGTATGAGTATGAAGTTTCTATATATGAGGTTTAAAAATGGCTTGGTTTAAATATTTAGATTTAGATGGAGTTGAGGTATATCCAAATTTAAGGAAAAAAATTACTTTTCCTACCCCTAAAGAAGACATAGTAAAAGACGCTTGGCTGTTTGTGGATACACTAAATCTTAAAGTAGATACTTTCTATACTTTGGTTGAAAATAATGGTCAATTTGAAAAAGATGACATAATAGAACCGGATTCTTATATTGTAGTATATGAAGATGTTTCTTCTGTAAGCGATTCTTTTATTCCAGTTACTACACAGGTAGTTGGTAATCTTGTTTATTTTAAAGCCGCAGAAAATCATCTAAAAGACATAAAAATTTCTAAACAATATAGCCTTTATTATAAAACTAAAAATTTAAAGTTAATTAAAAAGAATATTCCATCTGGTGTATATCAAGCATGTTTAGAGGCAAGCGCAGAGTTTGTGAGTTCCCAGGAAGATGTTAACATATCTTCATATGAAAGAAGCGTTTCTTCTTTAGGGTATTATAATTTTTCTTTTTTAAACGCCGATTCTGAATGGAGTAATGGATTAAGCTTAAAAGCGGGGGCATCTTTGATAGGAACATTTACTGGTCCTAATTTTTCTTTATACTGCGATAAAGGTCCAGGTTATGGTAAATTTGAGATAAAAATTAGTTCCTATGGTTCAGATCTACAATCAGATAATACTATTGAGATTGATTGGCAGGATATTGATCTATATAATCAAACTGAATTAAAGAATGTAGTTGTTTTTTCAAGAACTAATCTTTCTTATAAAAAGTATGTTTTTGAAATAGTTTCTAATTTTGAAAAAAATCTATTATCTTCTGATGGAAAAGTTAATATTAAAAAATATACTTTTACTTTAGATAATTCTTTAAGTTTGCAAAAAGAAGAAATAAGCTCTACTCTATTAGGTAGAGTCGTAAGCGGGAGTGGATAAATGGCAATAATAAAAAAGAAAATAGAAAATTTAAAACCTGGCAGAGATTACCTTATTAGTGTTCGTACTAAAAATCCAGATTTAAATGTATATTCTGAAAGCAGTAATTCAATTTTGGTTTCAATACCAAAGGATACTACGATACCAGACGCTATATCCAGTCTAGCTCTGTACGCATCATTCGAAAATGTGATGTTTGTTTTTAATTTTAGCAACGATTTAGATATAGATAAATATGAATATGAATTGTATAATAATCAAGCCGGGACTGGGACACCTACTTCAGCTGGGTTTAACTCTGCAAACGTGTTCACGGTAGCAGTACCAAACAGTACAGATACGGTAGCTAAAAGTTATTGGGGTAGAGTCAGGTCAGTAGACACAACTGGCAACCTTGGCCCATGGACTGTTTTGGTTCAAACCGATCAGTCAACTCCATTGATTGACAACCAATACATAAGTAATTTAACAGCATCAAAAATAACAGCTGGGACAATAGGCGCACATACCATCACATTAGCTGGAGTTAACTCAATCCTCAAGTCTAACAACTATGCCGCAGCAAATACAACTTTTGGTGGAGCTGGTTGGAAGATTAGTGGTGATGGAAAAGCCGTCTTTAATGATGCGAGTATTAGGTCGAGTTTAGACATTGGTGAAGATCAAGGAACATCAGACGCCACATCATTCCATGTTGATGCCAATGGAAACATGTGGAGCGGTTCAAATAGTTCTAGCTTTTCAGTAGCCCCATTTAGAGTGACCAACACTGGAGGTATTACAGCCAGCAGTCTTACCTTAACAGGCTTAACCGAATTGGCTACTGGAAGTAAAATATTTTTGGGAGATGGAATTTACAACGATGCCAATACTGCTTTCTATGTTGACGCTACTGAGCAATTTTCTTTAGGTAATAAATTAACATGGGATGGTAACATATTAACCGTACAGGGTACCTTAAAGCTTAGTGACGGTACAGATGTGCTCGACGCAGAAGATGTTGAACTTATAGTTGATGAGCTTGGTAACGAAATACAAGACGGCTTTATAGGTGGCTTGACTATAACTGCTAATACAATGTATTACGGAGGTGGGAGTTTTGCCAGTAGCGGTACAGCTTTTTATGTTGGCAAGAATGCCTCTAATCAAGCAAACTTTTCTTTGGGCGATAAATTGACATGGGATGGAGCAACCTTAAGTATAACAGGTAATGTAGTGATTACAGGTGGCACCACACTTGCCGATATCAATGATGCCAAGGATACCGCAGATGCTGCACAATCAGACGCCGACGCTGCATACGCATACGCCGACGCTGCCTTTGATAACGCTAATAACAAGATAACAATTGGTGGAGCTGGTATTAGCGTTGATAATGATGGTAAGCTAACACAAATATCTGGTGACGTAATAAGAACTGGTTTAATAGTTTCTACTGGAAATGCAAGTTATATAGATTTAGATAATGGAACATTTAGTTTTGGTAATGGATCAATTTCATGGAATGGTTCAAGTTTAGATGTTAATGGAGACATTTCAGGTTGTAGCGGAACTTTTACCGGCGCTCTTTCAGGAGCAACCATAAGTGGTGGTTCAATTAATATAGATGGGTATTTTGATACTCGGTTATTGTTCTTTTGGTTCATCTGGTTTTTCAAGAGTCAATGGTATTGGATTTGTGAATCCAAATAACTCAGGTTGGGACACTAACTTTTATCCCTATAGTCCTGGTGATAGAAATCTTGGAACGTCAGCTTATTACTGGAATAATATTAATTATGACGGCAATTTGACAAAGGTATCAGATCGTCGAATAAAAGACTTCATAGAAGATACTCCAAGTGTGTTAGGTTTAATTAATGCTTTAAAGCCAAGAGTTTATCTGATGAAAAATTCTCCTGGTGATAGTAAAGTAGTTTCAGTTGACTCAGAAACTAACCAATGGGAATATGAACCAGTAGGGCCCGGAAAAAGAAAACATTTTGGTTTGGTAGCGCAGGAGGTAAAAGAGGCATTTGAACAATCTGGATTTCCAACAGATGAATATAGCGGTTGGGGAATTTCCGATAAAGATAACCCTGATTCTCAGCAAAATCTAAATTTAGATGAATTTATTGGAATCTTAATTAAATCTGTTCAAGAGTTGTCAGCTAAAGTACAAGAACTTGAGTCTAGACTTAGTTAATGATATACTAGTAAAATGTCTAAAATAAGCAAGCAAGAACAACAAGAAACTGGTATAATGGAAACTTCTCAATCAGATATTAATGATTCTAATTTAGATGTTAATTTAATTATAGCTGTTTTTCAAGAAAAACTTAGTAATTTAATGACTGATTTAGTTATAAAAGAAGCAACAATTAAACAACAAGCAAATATTATCCAACGATTAAAAGGACAAATTTAAAATGAGTGATGTAACAGAAGCAGTTGAAGAGAAAAAAGATTTTTCAATAGAGATAAAAATTAGTGAAATGAACCTCTCTTATAGAAGCGATTTTGCAGAAGCTGAAACAGTTTTCTGGATTGAAGCTGTAAAAGATCTAATTATCAAGAATGCTTTCAATAAAGCTGGCTTAGAACAAAGCAGTTAAGTTATAAAAATATGATCTAATAAGTACTATTGTATTAGATTAACACGGGAGCTTCGGATGCCACTTTTAGATTACCTGCCATTTCGCCAAATAGACGCCATTAGTAATGGTGATTTTGTCGCAAAAACAATTGACCCAGAAGATGTCGGGCCACTTGGAAAGGTAATGAAGGTAGCATCCCTAGCTCTAGGCTATCATGGTTCAGTTTACTGGTACAATACAAGAGCCACCTTTGAGCCATCACCATATGATTTCGATAGGATTATGCAAGCGGTTGATACCGATTCTTATATCCGCCAAGCAATGAACAAATATAAAGAATTGTTTTGGAAAGAAAATTGGCAGATAGTTGGAGAAAATCCGGAAGCTGTAGCTTACTTATATCAAAGAATAGATTTCTTGGAAATGACCATGAAAAGACCATTCCTTGATTTCCTAATTGAAGTTTCTGATCAACTTTTTAAATTTGCAAACGTTTTTATTGTAAAAGCTAGAGGTGATATATCTGAATATTTTCCAGATAAATTAACTCCAGTTTCAGCTGATCAAACAATAATAGGATATTATTTAATCCCAACAGAACAAGTCAGAATTTTAAGAGATAAATTTAACAGACCTAAATCATATGAGCAGAGAACAGACCCTCTAACATATTCTCCATCAGTAAAAACCCCGGTGTGGACAGCAGACAAAGTTCTTCATATAAGTTTTGATAAAAAAGCTGGTCGTGCTTTTGGTACGCCATTCTTGACGAATGTTTTAGATGACGTTATTGCTTTAAGGCAATTAGAAGAAGATATCCAAAACCTTGTTCACAGAGAATTGTTTCCGCTTTACAAATATAAGATTGGTACAGCTGAACAACCAGCAGAGCCAGAAGAGATATCTCGCGCCGCAATAGAAATAGAAAACCTTAGAACAGAAGGCGGATTAATTCTTCCGTATAGGCATGATATTGAAGTTGTTGCTGCCGGCAATCAGATTCTTGATGCATCACCCTACATAGCACACTTCAAAGAAAGAGTTGCAGTTGGATTAGGATTAGCGCCACATCACCTTGGTATGACTATGGGTGGTGGCAATAGATCTGCAACAGATAGATTAGATGTAGCTCTTTACGATAAGATAAAGCAATACCAAAAACAATTTGCTGACATGATTAGGGTCAACATATTCAATGAATTACTATTTGAGGGCGGATTTGATCCTATTAAGAATCCTATAGATACAGATATATCTGATCGTTGCTATTTTAAGTTCAATGAAATAGATGTTGATACTCAAGTCAAAAAAGAAACTCACACAATTCAGAAGTATACGAATTCGGTTATATCTTTGGCAGAAACTAGAAAAGAACTTGGGCTTGATCCAGATGTTGATGAATCCGAATTATTTGCGTCTATACAAGCTAGAGTGCAAATGGATATTGCTACACATCAAGCTGATGTGCAAGCTGCAACAGCGCCAATGCAAGGTGCGACGACTAAGACTTCACCTACTGGTGGGACAACAAAGATTGCCGCTCCTAAACAGCCAAAGAGTACAAATCTACCCAATAAAACAAGAGGTGTAGGCAATATCATCAGACCAACAAATCAGCAGGGCACTAAAACTTCACCTAATATTAGGAGATCAGATTTATCTTGGTTGTCAGTAGTTGAAAATCTTTTGGAAAAGGACTATACTGTAGTCTACACAGATGAACTAACATCGGATCTTTCAAAGGACGAAAATGAGCTTAATAATTAATTCAGAAGTTTCTAAGCAATACCTCTTAGAGGAAGACGCAATTGCAGGCTTTAAAAAAGCAGTTAATAATAATCAGTTGCAATTAGCTATGCGAGTATTGGTTGATATTCTAGATGTATTTGTAGAAGGTTTTGATCTATTGATAGATGCTGAAGAAGAACCATCAATAACACCAGCGGAAAAAATTGTCGAAGTAGTACCAGCACCAGAGTTGGCTACGGAAGATAAGAAAAATGCAAATAAAAAGACTGAAGTTAAAACTGAAGAAAAATGAAACTAATTATAGGCTGTCCAATCTATAAAAGAGATTGGATTCTCCCAGAGTGGATTAAATGTTTGATCAATCAATCGATTGACATGAATGATGTTGGTCTAATCTTCGAAACTTCTCCAAATGATTTTGAAACAGTTAATTCTTTAATAACTTGGAAAAAAATAGATAAAAGATTTCCTTTATTCGAGATTAATGAAAGACAAGACATAGCTCATTTTGAACACCAAAATAATGGCCGACAATGGACTATGTCTAAATATCATAATATGGTGTCACTAAGAAATTCTTTGTTAGATGCCGTAAGGAAATATCAACCAGATTTTTATTTTAGTCTAGATTCCGATATTTTGTTACAAAATCCTAATACAATAGAACTATTAATGGCTCATGTTAAAGATGGCGCTGATGCTGTTTCACCATTGATGTTTATGACACCAACTGACAACAAGTACCCTAGTGTTATGTCCTGGAAAGACCCCGAGTATGACTTGGCATATAGGAAGAGTGAATATCCTTTGGGTACATATTTCCAGTCAGACATAATAATGGCCGCAAAAATGATGTCTAAAGATGTCTACAATAATGTTAATTACGAGTTCCATAAACAGGGGGAAGATTTGGGCTGGTGTAGAGATGCTGCCAAAAAGGGTTTTAAACTTTTTTCGGCGTCGTATATTTATGCTCCTCATATTATGTCTCCTCTCATGCATCAGCACTATTTGACAAATGGAGATATAAGAGCTAATATTAACGCTAGTAAAGTATGATAAACTATTATATATTCATATAAGATTGTTTAATCTTACAAAAACAATTTACTATATATGTGATCAGCAATAAAGGAATAAACAATGGCTTTTGATTTTATAGAAACTTTCACTATAGAGATGCCTAAATTTGCGGAATCTAATTTTAATTTTGCAGAATCATTTGATAACAAGCAGGGGCTAATAATTGAAGTCGCCGCGATCCATGAAGGCTTGACTGCAAATTACAATAATTATTCAGCTATAGAATTAGAAAAAGCTCTACAATCATGGGTCGAACCATATCCTAAGCCAATCATATTAAACCATGATATTAACTCGGAGCCAATTGGAAGAGTTATGGCTGCAAGAATGGATAAAGAAGAAGATGGTTCATCTTATGTCCGTTTGCAAATAGCAGTAACAGATCCTATCGCTGCACAAAAAATCGCTGATAAAAGATACATGACTGGTTCCGTTGGTGGAAGAGCCGGCAAAGCTGTTTGTTCAATTTCTGGTAATGATTTAGCCGCAGAAGGTGAAGGCGGAAAACCAAACATTGCTAAGTTTAAAAGAGGTAAAATCTATAAGGGTAAAATGGCTTTTGTTGATATGCAAGATATTTCGTTTAAGGAATATTCGTTTGTTAACCAGCCAGCAGATCAGAGGTCTGGAGTAAGAGGTTCTAAGTCAGTGGATGGTAAGGCTCCTGTAGCTGATTCCGAAAACTGGATAGCTAGAAGTTCTGCTTTCGTATTGCACATGGATGATGATGATATTGTCTCTATTAATGAGAACGAATCAATGTTTAAGAATATGAAGAAGAAAGAATCAAGGCCTGTATATTTACAGATTAAAGGTGCTTTTTTGAGCGTAATGGCTGTTCAGGAGAGTGAAAATGTAAATAATGAAAGGGACTCATTACTATCTAATGAAGACTCTATTGAAAGTAAATCTGAGGAGAATGTTAAAATGGACGATGCTGTAAACGAAGACATCCTCGCGGTTGCCAAGGAGCTTAGTGAAGATCTTTCGACTATAGCAAATGCTTCCGTAAAAGAAGAAGTTGTAGCTGAAGAAGTAAAGCAAGATGAACAATCAGAGCCTGCAAAGGCAGAAGAAGCTCCTGCTGAGACTACTCCAGAAGTTGCTATAGAAGAGACCGCCGATTCAGAAATCGTAGCAAAGAACCCAGAACTTGTTTCTACTCTTAAGCAAGCGCTTGATTTGGCTAACCAAATTAAGGATCAAGAACTAGTTGACGTTCTGACAGCAAAATTAGCTGCAGTAGAAGCGTGCGAAGAAGTAAATGGATCTACAGAAGTTACAGAGACAACAGAAGAACAGGGTAAAGAAATAGTTGTTGATTCTGTTAATGCTGAAACTTCTGAGGAAAATAAAGAGGCTGAAGAAGCAAAGACAGAGCTCATCGGTGAACAAGCTGCCCCTGAGCAAGATGTTAATGATTCAAACAAAAAAATTCAGGCTCTTGAAGAAGAGAATAATAAGCTTAGAAGTGCATTACATAGAACTCTTGTTGAAAGAGTTGTAGATGCAAAAATTGCAATTGGGATTGAAAACTATGATGCTAGAGAAGCATTGGTCGCTGATCATATCAAGCGCACTGCTTCTTCTTTAGCTGATTCTTTAAGAGATCTAGCAGGTATGCCAGCAGCGTCAAAAGCTAAGGGCACTTTGCCAGAAATTAATTCTGAAATTGAAGCCGCTAAGGGTGAGACTGGTGTCATAACTCTTGATGGTGTAGATGAAGAGGAAGAAGTAGAAGAATCAACCCCATTTGAAGATATTTTTGTAGATGCTCTTATGGGCCGCCGTAAACTTTAAAACATATAATTCAAGGAGAAAATCAAAATGAGTTTAGCAAAATTTCGTAAAGTAGGTACCAAAACTGGTGCTGGTCGATTTGTAGTTTCAGAGGGCATCGCTCCTGCAGCTTACCTTTTGACACACCCAGGTCTTCCAACTTGGTACACAGATAGTGAAGATGATCGTTTCGAAGTCGTTATTACTAAGGGAACAATTCTTTCGGTAGTAGCTGACAGCAATGGCGATTCACGCGTTGTGCCAGCAAACGGTACATCATCATCAAAAGCTTGGGGCGATAATATGCCTTCAACTTGGGATCCAATGAATGGAGCAACACCAAACTACTCTTCAGGTCAAACTGATGGTGTAACAGTTGCTGCTCGTTCAGTTCCAATCGGTGTAGCACAATATGACCTCTATCGTCCATTCGATAAGGGCACATCACAAGGTGCAGGTTTCATTACCCATGGTTATGTAGAGTATCCAATGGTTAGTGGGTTAAACGCTGACGTAACTGTTGGTTCGGTTGTAAGATCGGATAGCATGGGACGTCCAGTTAAGGCAGCGGCAGCAGATTTCTTAAATTCGGCTGACGTTTATTCTTACCTCCAGGTTGGTAAGGTTATTGAAGTAGAACAGTTTGCTACCAACTTTGATGATGGTCTTCTGTCCTACATGCAGTTGCCATCAGATCCAGGTGCTTTGAAGACGGTATACGAGCTTACACGCTCGGGCGCTTATTCGGGTAAATTGGGTATACGTTCTAATCTGGACGTTACAAATGTGATTGGCGCATTCCGTGTCAATCTCACACTTTAAGAAACACTAACAGGAGGAAAGATCCTAAGATGAGTAAGACAATCCAAGAGCTCCTCTCGGGTCTCCCAGCATGGGAGACTGTATTAACCGAGGATGGGCACATCGACGAAAATAATAGAGTGACCATCAAAGAGGCTTTTGCATCACCAGATGCGGCAGCACTTTTTCCTAAGGTCATCTCTCGTACACTTAAAGAAGCAGCAGAACCACAGTTATTGGTTACGCCACTTCTTTCTACAGTGCGACTAGGAAAAGGACGCTCCTTGGAGTTTCCAGCCGTAAACGCAATTCAAGCAGCAGAAATTCCAGAAGGCCAAGAGTATCCAGAACAAGCACTCGCATTTGCTAAGCAAATCGAAGGCAAAGTCTCGAAGAAGGGCGTTAAGCTCTCCTTTACAGAAGAAGTCATTGCCGACTCACTCTGGGATATTGTCGGACTTCATGTTCGCGCAGCTGGTCGTGCTATGGCACGTCTTAAGGAGCAAATTGCTTTGTCACGTTTCAAGGACGCAGCTACAATTGTGTTCGACAACGACAGTGGTTCATATGATGATACAACCGGTAGAGGGATCGATGGCGCGTTCAACGACACTCTTCACTGGGATGATGTTATCGACATGGCTGCTGTTCTTATGGCAGAAAATCATATCCCAACAGACTTTATCCTCCACCCATTGATGTGGTCGGTATTCTTGAAGGATGCAATTTTCCACACTGGTGGATCCGCTGCAGCTGTTAACACAAGCTGGGGCTACCGTCCAGATTCTCCAAGTGGTGCACTCAACGCATCAGCCCCAATGGGTCTGAATGTAATTGTTACACCATTTGTTAGCTTTACTGCAAAGTCGGGTGCAACGCCAGCTAAGTCTGACGTGTTCTTGATTGACCGCAATGAAGTGGGAACACTCCTTGTTAAGGATGAAATGAGCACAGATCAATTCGATGATCCAACTCGTGACATTCGTTCCATGAAGATGAAAGAGCGTTACGATATTGTAATGCTCGGTGACGGTGAGGGCATCACTGTTGCTAAAAACATCAACCTTGCTCGTAACTATGAAGTACAAGTTACAAACGAGATGGCATAATAACAAAAGCCTTAGGGTTAGTTGTAGTTACGAATCCCTAGAAGATGGGGGGTGTGAGAGAAATCTCCACCCCCTATTTTCATATTTCAGATTTGTTTACTACTATTACACATAACAAGTAAACATGGAGAATACCAGTGGCTTTATTTCTTATTGACCAAGCAAAAGTTAACACTTACAGTGTTTCCATAAAATTTGGTAGAACAGTAAAAATATCTTCACTACAAAATATAAACTTTAAAGTATATACCGATTCTACTACACCTGCTGCCGTAGTAGCCCCATTCAATATTATAAATACAATTAAAGATTATAACCAGATAAATAGAGTTTTGACTCTTTACTGGAAAGCTACTTTAGTTGATGGTACAAGATATTTTATATCTGTTGAAGACATAGTTGATTCAAGTGGTTTAATAGTTGCAACTGAAAAAATTACATTTACCCAAATATCATCTGCAACTCCATCAGATTCAGAATATGTAAGTCCTAATTTATCTCCAGTTCTTATAGAAGATAGATCTATAAAAACTGAAGTTGATATTAGTTATAACATTATAGCTAAAAATCCTTTATTCTATATTGACAGTGTTGATCCTACAGATGGAGATTTCTATCTACAGAATGACTATAATAATGGAAGATTAATAATAACATTTAATAGCAGGCCAGCATCAAACTTTTTAGATAATAAATATTTTTTGTGTCAAAGAAAACCTATACAGAAAGCTCCATCAAGATGGGAGAATCTTTTTTGTGCTATAAGCGCTCACTCATGGAGGCCTGAAGTATATATAGATTTCCCATCGTTAGATGCAACGCCATCTTTTTTTACTGATGGAAAAAATTATTTTGAACAAAATTATAAATATAGAGTCAAAATATCTAAAGATATAGGTATTTAATAATGGCTAATTTTATATACAAAAAAGCAAAAGAAGCTATTCTGAATGGAGAAATAAATTTTTCTTCTAATTCTTTTAAGGCATTATTAGTTGACATAAACGCTTATACTGTCAGCGAAAATACACATCAATTTGTTTCAGATGTACCAGCTGGATCAATAAGAAAACGTAGTAATAATTTGAGTTTAGTAACCAACACATTGGGCGTAGTAGACGCAGATGATCTTATAATTTCAGATTATACTGGAGAAGCTTTTGGTGCGATTATACTGTATCAGGTAGGTTATTCCGATAGTGTTTCAAGGTTAGTATTTTATATAGATTCTTCAAGCGGGCTTCCTTTTTCCGGTTCAAGCAATAATGTCCCAGTTACTATTTTTTGGGATAATTCTAATAATAAAATTCTTTCGATATAGGAGAAAATATGGCAATCAATTACCCATCATCTTTAGATAATTTTGTTAATCCTACGGCAAATGATCTATTAAATTCGATAACAGTTCCCCACTTTCAGCAGCATGCTGATCTTAATGATGCAGTTGAAGCAGTCCAAACAGTATTAGGCTTAACACCAGCAGGTTCTCATCTAACTGTTAAGGATAGGATAATAGCCGCTGAAGCAAATATTTCAACTCAATCAGTTTTAAATGGATTAACAGATGTTACTATTAATTCAGTTACCAATGGTCAAGTTTTACGTTATAACGGCTCGCAGTGGATCAATTATGCAGAGAGTAATCTAGTCGATGGAGGGAATTTTTAAAAATGGCTAATACACTAAGAATTAAGAGAAGGTCTGGAGCTGGTGCAGCTGGGGCGCCAACGACTCTTGAAAATGCTGAATTAGCCTATAACGAAGCTGATGATGTACTCTATTATGGTAAAGGCACTGGTGGAATTGGCGGAGCTGCAACAACTGTTGAAGCAATCGCTGGTTTTGGCGCGTATACATCATTGGGCACAACCCAAACTATTACAGGAAATAAAACATTTTCTGGCGTAGTTATCGTTCCAACGCCAACTGCAAATACCCACGCATCAACAAAACTTTATGTTGATCAACAAGTTTCTAATATCAGCAATATTGTTTCAAACGTCGCTACATCTTTTACTGTTTCAGGTGACTCTGGTACTAATCAAACGATCACTTCAGGTACCGATACATTAACAATTTCTGGTGGTACCGGTTTATCTTCTATAGCAAGTGCTACTGATACTATTACCTTAAGTCTCGACAATACAACAGTAACCGCTGGATCATACGGTAGCGCCAGTGCCATTGGTGCCTTTACGGTAGATGCACAAGGTCGTTTAACTGTAGCTGGAAATACAACTATAGCAATAACTGCAAGTCAAGTTTCAGATTTTAACGAAGCCGCACAAGATGCACTTGACGCTGCAATAACAGCTGGAACAGGTATATCTAAATCGTATAACGATGGATCTAATACATTAACTATTACAAATAGTGGAGTTATTAGCCTAGCTGGAACTGCTAATGAAATAGCTGTGTCTGCAGCAAATGGAGCAATAACGGTAAGCCTTCCAGCTAACGTAACCATATCTAATAATCTTGTTGTAACTGGCGATCTAACAGTTCAGGGCAATACTACAACTCTTAATACCGCAACATTAGTAGTAGAAGATAAAAATATTGTACTTTCAAATGTTGCATCACCAACTGATGTAACAGCAGATGGTGCTGGTATAACAATTCTTGGCGCAACAGATAAAACTTTTAATTGGGCTGATGCTACAGATGCTTGGACTTCATCGGAGCATTTAGACCTTGCTGCTGGTAAAGCATTTAAAATTGGAACTGTACAAATCCTTTCCAACACTACACTAGGGTCTAGCGTAGTTAACTCTAGTCTGACATCATTGGGCACGATTGTAACCGGTGTATGGAATGGCTCCACTATAGGTATAGCGTATGGTGGAACTGGAGCAACTACTGCTTCTGGGGCAAGAACTTCATTGGAGCTTGGGACTATCTCAATCCAAAATGCAAATAGTGTTTCTATAACTGGTGGTTCTATCACTAATTTAACAACATTCGATGGTATTAATATCGATGGTGGAACCTTCTAATTAAAAAGAAAAAGGTTCGATAATGACTACGCCAAATATCGTAAAAGGTCAAATCGCGTTAGATCCAACTAACGATATATTGTATTATGTAGACGAGTCTAGCACTATAGTTTCTGTATCCTTATCTTGGGTAAAAAATAATAGCAATATATCTACAGCAGAAGATGTTATTATAAGTGGAGACTTAACTGTATCTGGTTCAACGGTAACAGTAAATGTCGAAACTCTTCTAATAGAAGATAATATTATAGTCTTAAATACTGGTGTTACTGGTACGCCAAGTACTAACGCTGGCATAGAAGTCAATAGAGGCAACGTTGCAGCTGTCTCTATTCGTTGGAATGAGTCAACAGACAAATGGCAGTACACTAATGACGGTACTACGTTTTATAACGTAATTGGTGAAGGAACAAATATAACCGCCAATGTTACCGGTAATCTAACAGGGAATGTAATTGGTAACGTCACTGGAAATCTTGCTGGCGATACAACTGGTAACGTTACTGGAAATGTGGCCGGAAATCTTACTGGAAATGTGGCCGGCAATCTAGCTGGTAATGTAACTGGTAATGTAACAGGTAATGTAACGGGTAATTTAACGGGTGATTCTGCTGGGACCCACACAGGTGCGGTGGTCGGGAATGCAGATACTGCAACTAAATTACTAAATGCTAGAACTATATCTTTAACAGGCCCAGTTACTGGGTCAGTATCTTTTGATGGTACATCTAATGTTTCCATAACAACTTTACTAACAGCAGAATCTTCTGGCATTACTAGCCTTTCAGATGTTACAATTACTTCTGTTGCTAGCGGCGATTTACTAAAATATAATGGAACAGCTTGGGTTAATACTGCAGGTTATGCAACGCTTGCTTCTCCAACTTTCACGGGCACCGTTTCAGGTATTACAGCAACGATGGTTGGTCTTGGGTCAGTTGATAATACTTCTGACACGGCGAAACCGGTTTCTACCGCACAACAAACTGCTATTGACCTTAAGGCCAATATTGCTTCACCCACTTTTACGGGCAACGTTTCTGGTATCACCAAAACGATGGTAGGTTTAAATTTGGTTGATAATACCGCAGATACGGCAAAGCCTGTGTCTACTGCGCAACAGACGGCTATTGACCTTAAGGCGAATATTGCTTCACCTACATTTACTGGAAATGTTTCTGGCATTACCGCAACTATGATTGGTCTTGGGTCTGTAGACAACACTTCAGATACCGCAAAACCTATATCAACAGCTACGCAAACTGCCCTCGACCTTAAGGCGCCCCTAGCTTCACCTACTTTTACAGGTAATGTAAATACGTCTATATTATTTGTAGACAGCATAGAGGTCGACACAACAGGCGCGACTAGTGGCCAAGTTCTTAAATTTAATGGAACAAAATTTACACCTGCCGCAGATAATGTGGCAACAGCTGGCAGCCTCAACATAACGGATTTAGCTGATGTACTCGTCTCAAATATATCAAACGGTGAAATTCTAAAGTGGAACAACAGCAGTTCAAAGTGGGTTAATTCAGCCGACAATGCTGGAACAGTTATTAATGCCCTTGATGATATTGGTGATGTAACAATCACTTCGGCAGCCACGGGTGATCTTCTTAAATGGAGTGGTTCAGCTTGGATTAATACCGCAGGTTATGCAACCCTTGCTTCTCCTACTTTCACTGGTACACCAAGTGCTCCAACAGCTGCAGCAGCAACAAGCACAACTCAAATTGCGACTACTGCTTTTGTAGTTAGCGAAATTGCCAATAATGTATATATACCAGTTGTAGATGATCTTGATGATCTTGGTGATGTAACAATCACGTCAGCAACATCTGGTGACATCCTTAAATGGAATGGAACAGCATGGGTTAATGATTCTGCATTACTTGCCGCAAAAGCAAATCTTGCTAGCCCTACTTTCACAGGCGTACCTGCAGCCCCAACTGCAGCAGCTTCAACTAATACAACTCAAGTTGCTACCACGGCGTTCGTTCGTGCAGAAGTTGCGGCTCTTGTCAATAGTGCAGGTGCGACATTAGATACACTTGGGGAAATTGCTACCGCACTTGGAAACGATGCTGCTCTATCCACAACCCTCACAAACAGCATCGCCCTAAAAGCACCGCTTGCCTCACCAACATTTACTGGAACTGTAACTCTTCCTGCAAATACAGTTACATCTTCAATGATTTTAGATGGAACGATTGCTAATATTAATATTAGTTCTTCCGCCGCAATTGATTATTCTAAACTATCATTGAGTAACTCTATCACTACAACCGACTTAGTTTCTGGTGCTGCTAGAGGTGGCTTTAATTCTACCCTAAACGCGCAAACTGCAAGCTATACTTTACAGGCTACAGATTTAGCTAAATTGGTAACTATTGATTCCGCTTCTAACACGACAGTAACTGTACCTAATATTTTATCGGTTGGAGATAGAATAGATGTTTTGAGAAAACATGCTACTGGTGAAGTAACTTTAGCTGGGGATACTGGGGTAACGGTAAATGGTACTCCTGGGCTCAAGTTGCGCGCACAGTGGTCAGGTGCTACACTGGTTAAGTTAGCTGCCAACACTTGGGTGGTAATGGGTGATCTAAAGGCTTAATTATGACAGTTCCAATAGGCAGTTCAGGCCGGAGCCAGAAAAGCTCCCAAGCCTACAGTAGCTGCACGGAGTTGCAGATTCTGCAGCTAACACTACCATAACTGCTGCCGGCTTTATTGTCGGCACTCCAACTGATACTGCAACGGCTGTTTCAGAAGATTTAAATAAGGTTAAA